GAGACTGAGAATGAAGAGACTGAGAGTGAAGAGACTGAGAGTGAAGATGCCGAAGAATTTGAGAAAAATAAAGATCCTAAAAAAGGAGATTCAAAATGAGTGAAAATTTTGCAACGGTAGAAGATGTTGAGCTCCTCTGGAGAAAGTTAACACCGGAAGAAAAAGAAAGAGCAACTGCGCTAATTCCTATAATTGCAGATAGTCTCAGGAATGAAGCCTTCAAAGTCAATAAGAATCTTGGAAAAATGATTCAAGAAAACCCAAGTCTTTCAAGCGTTGCAAAGTCAGTGGTCGTGGATGTTGTAGCGAGAACGTTATTGACATCGACGACGGATGAACCTATGGTGCAGACATCACAGTCTGCCCTAGGATATTCATTTTCAGGGACTTACCTGGTTCCGGGTGGCGGGCTTTTCATTAAGAAAAATGAATTAGCTAGGCTCGGATTAAGGCGACAAAAGATGGGAGTGATTGACTTATATGGCAATGATTAAAGGGATTACTGTATATTTATATGAAAAATCATTAGCTGGATATGATGATTTTAACGCTCCAATTTTCGAAGAAAAAAAGACTGCAGTTGATGATGTTTTAATAGGACAGCCTGATGTAGATGAGATTGCAACAAGCTTAGATTTATACGGAAAAAAGATTCAATACATGCTAGGCATTCCAAAAGGTGATAATCATAATTGGGAAAATTGCAGAGTTGATTTTTTGGGCAAGAGCTTTAGAACAGTTGGATTTGTGATAGAAGGCATTGAAGAGAATGTGCCGCTTAGATGGCACAAGAAAATAGGAGTTGAATTATATGGCTAAATTCAAACTCAATAGAGAAGGTATCAGAAGTCTTTTAAGGTCTCCTGAAATGGTGCAAATTTTAGAGAGTCGTGCGAAAAACATTCAGAGTAGATGCGGAGATGGCTATGGTGTTAATGTCTATACCGGACGGAACAGAGTCAACGTATCCGTTCAAGTGAAAAACAAAAAAGCGGCAAAAGACAACGTTAAAAACAATACTCTGTTAAAGGCGGTGAGATAGTGATTGAGAAGATAGTATTGGATTTTTTGAACAATAAAAAAATAAAAGCATTCATGGAAAAGCATCCAAATCTAAAGGAATATGTCATAATTGAAAAAACAGGAGGGAAAAAAAGCAATCATTTATGCAATTCGACTATTGCGATTCAATCAATATCAACGACACTGTTAAAAGCCTCTAAATTGAACGAAAAAATCAAAGAACTTATGAATGACTTAACACTGTATGATAATATCATAAAAATCGAATTGAATGCTGATTACAACTTTACAGATGTTGACACAAAAACATATAGATATCAAGCAGTTTTTAATATTACATATTATTAGAGAAGGAGAAAAAAATATGAGCGAAGTAAAAAACGTATCTGCGAGTAAACCGAAAATCGCAGGGGCAATATCAAGAGCAAAACTCGGAACAGAACTTCCGACAGACGCAAAAACAGCTTTAAATGTTGCATTTAAAGGCTTGGGATATGTTGGTGAAGATGGTGTGAGTAATGAGAACACCGCTGATAGCGATACAAAAAAAGCTTGGGGTGGTAATATAGTGCTTACAATGCAAACAGAAAAACCTGATACTTTCACATTTACACTAATAGAAGCACTTAATGTAGATGTGTTAAAAACAGTTTATGGAGAGAAAAATGTAACAGGAGATCTTGATACAGGCATATCTGTTAAGGCTAATAATGAAGAAGCTGAAAGTGCTGCTTGGGTTATTGAGATGATCCTCAGGAATGGCGTATTGAAAAGGATAGTTATTCCTGATGGCAAGATAACCGAAGTTGGCGAAATCACATATTCGGATGAGGATCTAATCGGATACGAGATAACTTTATCTGCTATGCCAGATTCAAAAGGTGTAACACATCACGAATATATCGTGAAAGGAGAATAGCCAATGCAAAAAGTGATCACTAAAAGCGGGTTTGAATGTCTAATAGACAAAAAACAGATGGATGACATGGAATTAGTTGACAAGATAGCAGAAGCTGATGCAGGTAATCCTCTTGCTGTATCTGCTGTCATTGAAAAAGTTTTGGGAAAAGAGCAGAAAGCGAAACTATATAACCATCTTAGAAATGAAGATGGTAGAGTTCCGATTGAAAAAGTTGGAGAGGAAATTGTTGAGATAATCACATCTTTAGGGAGTGAAGGAAAAAACTAATAGCCCTGGCTGGCATGATAGCAATGGATAAAAATGCACTAATATGTGATCTAGCAGAAATATATAACATTTATGACATGTATATGTATTCTGCTTTTTTTATTGCAACGCTATCAGTCGGTCTTAGGGCTGATTCAAGGATAATGCTTAAGTTATCTGGCATGAAAATATCGACAGAGATGATGCTTTTAGCGGCGATTTTGGATAACTTGAATATATTGATTTGGAGCAAAACTAAAGATGCTGAAAAAGGCAGGAATAAGCCGAAGTCACTATTTGCAGAGTTGTCCAAATCCGCAGATGATAATACTGCATTTTCAGGTATTGAGGAGTTTGAAAAAGCTCGAAAAGAAATTTTAGAAAGGAGCGGCTGATATGGAATTAGGAAAAGCATATGTACAAGTAATTCCTTCAACAAAAGGCATAAAAGGGCAATTAGAGCAAGAATTTGCTAATTCTGGAAGCAGCTCTGGGAGCAAGTTTGGTGGAGCCTTTAAGGGCGTTTTGAGCAGATTGGCAATAGGAGCAGCTGTTGCAAAAGGGGTGAAAGATGCCTTTAGGGAAGGCGCTGCACTGGAACAGTCCATTGGCGGGATTGAGACACTTTTCAAAAATTCGAGCAATAAAATGAAAGAGTATGCAAGTAATGCATGGAAAACAGCAGGATTATCCGCTAATCAATACATGGAAACTGCGACGAGTTTTTCTGCAAGTTTGCTGCAATCACTAAAAGGCGACACAAAAAAGGCAGCAGAAGCATCTAACATGGCTATAACAGACATGGCGGACAATGCCAACAAGATGGGGACTAGTATGCAGAGCATTCAAGATGCATACCAAGGTTTCGCAAAACAGAATTATACGATGCTCGATAACTTGAAACTTGGCTATGGCGGAACTAAAACAGAGATGGAAAGGCTTTTGAAGGATGCTCAAAAACTAACCGGCGTTAAATATGACATCAATAATCTTAATGATGTCTATTCGGCGATTCATGCAATTCAGGGCGAATTAGGCATAACTGGCACGACGGCAAAGGAAGCGACAGAGACCTTGTCAGGGTCATTTGCATCTTTGAAGGCTACATATAAGGATCTGCTTGGAAATTTGCTGCTTGGCAAAGACTTAAAGGGTCCATTGAACAATTTCGTTCAATCCATTATCACCGTGACGAAAAACGTTATTCCCGCAATTGTAAATATTGTAAAATCTCTACCAAACGCAATCTTAGGAGCTTTAGCGAAACTAGCTCCTGAAATTGGACCAATGCTAACGAATCTGATAGTTGGGATAGTTAGTGGACTTGCTGACAATTTGGGGGAAATGCTCTCTAATATTGCAAGCATACGCACAGGACTTGTCAATGGCTTGCTTGCCGCAATTCCTAAAATTTTAGAAGCAATGCCTAAGATTATTGAAGCAATAGTACAAGGCTTAACTCAAGGTATACCGAAGCTGATAGAGTCAGCTGTGCAAGTTCTAGGTTCAATAGTGCAAGCTCTGCCTCAGGTAATTCAGACTATAGTTACTGTGCTACCGCAGATAATTGATACAATCATCAAAGGTCTATTGGAAGCAATTCCGATGCTGATAGAAACAGGGCTTAAGCTATTTGTGGCTTTAATAGAAGCTCTGCCTCAAATTATAGTTACAATAGTTGAGGCATTGCCGCAGATAATAACAGGTATTATAACTGCACTTGTAAACAATATACCTCTTATAATTCAGACTGGCATCAAGCTATTCGTAGCTTTAATAAAAGCATTGCCGCAGATAATTGTAGCTATTGTAAAAGCTGTGCCATCAATCGTAAAAGGCATTGTAAAAGGCTTTCTAAGTCTGGCTGGAGCTTTTGTTGATATCGGAATTGAATTAATCAAAGGTATTGGCAGAGGGCTGTGGGAAGGTGTTAAATATATTGGAAAATCCATTATCGGAGTGGGCAAAAAAATCAAAGATAAATTCTGCAGCTTCTTCGGAATCAAATCGCCTTCAAGGCTTTTTGCAGAATTAGGGGGCTATCTAACTCAAGGGCTTGCGATAGGAATTGAAAGCGAAACTGGATTAGTTGAAAAAGCAATGGATAAGGTTAATAGCCTAATAAATCCTTCTGCTGAAACAGAACTGGCTCATAAAATTTCGGATAACGCTTATAAATTCAATGCAAATTCAGAAGGTGACCTTAATGAAAATCAAGGCAGCGTTATCAATCAAACTATCAACATAAATCAACCAGTAACGACACCATCTGATACTGCTAGAGCTTTAAGAAGAGAAGCTGTTATGCTTGGATTGGCAGGTGCAAGATGATTAAGGATTATAACATAGTAGCAATTAGAAGTGATGGTGAAGTCTTCAATTATAGAGATTCTGAATTTGAATTGATAGAAGTATCCGGAATAGATTTCACGGAAGTTGAAGTATTCAAAAGTCCGAGAGGCATCGGGCACGGTGACATCATAACTGGAATTAGAAAATTATCAAGAGAAATTACACTGCAAGGTGTTGTAAAGAATCACATAACAGGCTTGTATGGAAATAGCAGAGATAAGGTTATAGGTTTTCATAATGCTAATTATAGATATGATCTAAAACTCACTTATCTTGGGAGAACGCTCTATGCGAAAAATTGCGTAATTCAACATCAAGTCTATCCAGCAGAGAGAATTGGGAGAAATGCAATTTTCAATATTTCGTTTTTATCGCCGTATTCAGATCTATTCAGCGCAGAAAGCAGCAGTGTTGGATTTATTAATTCGACTCCTCTTTGGCATAATGTTAGAATTTATGAAAAAGATAAAAGTCTGGCTTTTGGCAAGCTAGATAGATTAACAACGAAGATTGTACAATATCTAGGAAGCGAAAAAACGCCGGTTAGGATCAAAATAAACGCAACAGGTCAAGTTGAAGGAATAACCGTTGCGGTCAACGCTATTAGTTTTAAAATTGACGAGAGATTGTCAAATGGAGATACTCTGATAATAGATTCAGACAGTAAGTTGATAACTAAGAACGGGGAAAAACTATCGTTTAAGCAATATGATTTAGATAAGCTGATTCAGCTAAAATTGAGATATGGGCAGAATGCAATCACTGTTAATAGCGACTCGAGCATTGCGTTCACAACAAAAGTGGCTTACACAGGAAGGTACGGTGGCTTATGATTAAGTTTTTTGATAAGTTCGGAAATGAGCTTGATGGCTGCGATCTAATCGAATTTAGTTGGAATCGTAAATTTTTCGAGAGTGGGAATTACACTTTATACTTACCTGCTAAAAATTATGTCGAAGATATTAAGTATGTTCAAGTTGATGGAAGACCTGAAACAGGAATAGTGCAGAAAAAAGTGTATGAAGAGAAACCAGAAGGGAACTTTGTAACGCTGTCAGGATTCTTCGTTGAGAAGCTACTTGATGGCAGTAGTACTATTGCTAGCAGTATAATTTTCGAGAGCGCAGAAGATAGAGTTAAAGAGAGAATGAAGCATATACTTTACGAGACTTTTCCTCAATTAAGCGATAAGCTCAAGAACAGCATGTCTTCTACATCAGGGTTAAAACAGGCATTTTCAACGGATAGAGCAGTTCTTTACGAAACTACAATATCAGATGAATCACATGTACCAAAATCTGCAGGAGTATTTTTTTCGCACGGTGAGCCTATAGGCGCTAAATTCTATGAAGTTCTAAAGTCTGAAAATATGAGCTATTACTGCAATCCTTCGTTTTTTAAGGACGAAGAAAAACCGCTATTAGGCATAGAAGTAAACACAATCCAAGGGCGAAATCTCAAAGACAAGATAATATTCAGCAAAAAGCTTGGCAATATCAGGAAAGTTGAATATGTAAGAGACGAGAGCAACGCCAAGCCTCATTTAGTTGGGGTTCAAGTTCTTCCGGAAGACATTCATTATCCTGACGAAAAAACCATTTTAACGCCTGATTTTAAATCCGAAAGAATAATAACAGAAGAGCACATTGAAGATAGAATTTTACCGAGAGATTTTGGGAAAAGCTATTCGAAAAAAGTCATTCAGACTAATATTACAGACATAAGAGAAGATAATGAAACAAGTGTAAGGTCTCAAATGAGAAGGGCTTTAAAGCTTGAAATGCTTAATAACTATATGGAAGAGACTATTTCGGTTGATGTTATTCAATATAGATTCTTATATTTGCAGGATTATGATCTAGGCGATGAAGTTACGATACATGTAGATGAGCTTAAAGTGCAGTATAACTCAAGAATTATCGAAGTTAGAGAAGTATATAAAAATAATCAATTAGAAATAGAAATAATATTAGGAACCCCGAGAAAAAGCGAATATAGAAAGGTGTTGATATAATGATAAGTTTTCCATTCGACTCGAAAAATACAGGCAGTGATTCTAATCCAGTTTGGGATAGGGCAATCACGTCGGAGATGGAGAGGCAATTTAATAAATTGATATATACAAACGGGGTATTCTCTACCCCTGCAAATTCACTTATGGTAAAATCCACGAGCGGAATGAATATTCAGGTTTGTCCGGGTGGATGTCATATAGAAGGAGCAAGAGCTTATGAGAGTAATTATAGGACGATTGCCTTGCAAGCGTCTAATAATCTGCCACGAATTGACAGAATAGTTCTTAGATTTGATACTGCAGAAAATCGAAGAGATATTGACATATCTGTTAAAACAGGAACTCCAAGCACAAGACCTGCCGCACCAGAACTTGTTAGACAGCCTAATTTTTACGAATTAGGTATTGCGGATATATATATTCCTGGAAATGCTACAGAGATAACAGCTTCTAATATATCAGATACCAGGATGAATCCTGAAGTCTGTGGGCTTGTTATACCGGCTATTCCGATAGATAATCAATCTGCAGAGCTGTGGGAACAGATTAAAGGCAGCATTGAGACTGTTAACAACGCACTTAAAGGAACTATCGCTGGCGAGCTAAATTCTAAAATAGAAAAAAATGAAAAAGCGATTTTGAAAAATGTTGATAAAATCTCAAAGGTAGAGAGTAAAATCAATGAGGAGTCTCGGAAAATTGAGGAGAACTCTGAAAAAATTAACAAAATAAGAGAGTACCCAAAGCTAGTATACTCAGGTAACGCCCAGATGAATGAATCCGAGCAAAAAACATTTGATGCAGACGACTTAAAAAATGCGCCAGTCGGGCTACAATTAGTCTTCTGCCCTTACAAGAACGGAAGTCCGCTTAATCGTAATTTTCAGAGTTTTATAGTTAGCAAGAAGCTTATTGAAGACAATGATGGAGCAGGGCATGAGTTTTGGATGAATGACGGAGATGGATGGATTGAGAGATATTTGAACGTCTCGAAAAACAGCGTTAAAGGGCATTCTACGAACACTAAGGGAAATTGGGTTCTTAGATATATATTAATAGTTTAGACCTCTTAAATGGTCTTTTTTATTGAAAAAAGGAGAAAAGATTATGAAAAAAGTAAACTTTAAAGAATGGATAAAAGCAGCAGCAATTAGAGCTATAAAAACAGTAGCACAGACAGCGGTAGCGATAATAGGAACATCTACCATCGTGACAGACGTGAATTGGAAAATTGTGGCATGTTCTGCAGCGCTCGCAGGTATTGTGTCACTATTGACGTCTGTCGCAGGACTTCCCGAGCTAGATAAGCCAGAAAAAACCGAAAAAGAAGGTGAGGGTAATGATACTAACTAATAATGAAATTATTATGATACTGGGCTTTGTAACTACCCTAATTGCGGTGATTACGCCTGTAATCAAGCTGAACACTACCATCACTCGCTTAAATACCACTCTGGAAAGTTTTCAAAGGCAGACAACAGAGAATCATGAGGAGTTAAAAGGGCGGGTGGATAGGCACGGTTTAGAACTTGATGATATACAAAAGAATCAGGCGGAAATAAAAAAAGAAATTGAACATATCAATAGACATATAGATAGATGCGAACGAAAGGAGACATAAATGGCTAAATACAATGTACATGCGGGTCATAACTGGCATGTAACAGGCGCTAATAGCTATCTCGACGAAACGAAAGAAGACAGAATCGTTAAAGATGAAGTTATAAGATTGCTTAGACAAGAAGGGCATACAGTATACGACTGTACAGATGAAGACGGCAGGACACAGTCTGACAACCTTCGCAATATAATTAAGAAGTGCAACGCACACAGCGTGGATCTCGATGTGTCTATTCATTTGAATAGTGGCGGAGGAACTGGAGTAGAAGTTTGGAATTATGACGAAAGAACAAAGGGGGTATCTGATAGGATATGTCGAGCTATATCTAATGAGATAGATATAGCTAATAGAGGTTCAAAATATACGCACAATTTATATGTGTTAGCAAACACAAAAGCTCCAGCTATTTTGGTTGAATGCTGTTTTGTTGATAGTAAGTCTGATTATGATGCCTGGAGTGGCAGTCAGTGTGCTAAGGCTATTGTTGAGGGTATGCTTGATAAGTCTTTAGATGATAGCTCAGAATCGTCAAGAGAATCTGCCCCTGAAAATGAGAGCATAGATGTAAAATACTGTGCCTATGCCAAAACTAATAGGTGGCGGGCTGCTAAGTGGCAAGGTGAGATTACTAATGCAGGTAGTGGTACTAATGGTTACGCTGGCGTTATTGGTCAACCACTGCTAGCACTGCAGGCATATACGGTTGGCAACGCAGACAAGGTTGGCAAGCTGATGTATAGGCTTAGACCTATTGGCAGCAAAGGGTACTGGTCGTGGCAAACCGACAAGGAAACCGATAAATACGGTGAAACTTGGGCTGGTAACAAGAAGACCAGGTATGATGGGATTCAAATGCACCTAGCGGGTGGTGGTGACCACCAGGTGAGATACAGGGTTTACTGTAAAGGTAAAGGCTGGCTTGGCTGGATAACAGATTATGGCGACGGAGCAGACGGCTATGCGGGCTGGAGAGGATATGAAATTCAGGCAGTGCAAATCGAAATCGTATAGTGTTGATTAAAATTGGGGCGGCAAGCCCCTTATTTTTTTATTTGCACAATTATTGCACTTAATATCTTAAAAATGTTGATATAAATCAATTCTTTAACTTTCAAAGAGAATGTAAAACTTAAATC